TTTTAGAGGTTATATTTAATGAATTTATAAAGGTTTTAACCTCTTCTTCTGTTATAGGTTCAATATACTTTGGAAACCCTAATTCAGATATGGTATAACCACGTTCAAAGGCAAATTTGCGTACATAAGGAATTAAACCAGTATAAACTGTCTTACGAAGTAAATCATAAAGACGTGTTTTACCATCCCATATACGTGCTCTGTATTGTGGTGTAAAATGGGCTCCTGGAACATAAAACGTAAAATAGTCTGATAATTCTTTTTCTATACCTAAATCATCTGAGAATACACGAACGTGCGTTTCAGTATAGTTTTCGATTGTAATTTGGGATTTATTATCTTCGGACATTAAGCACCACTAACGAACTTTTTCCACTCTAATGAATTTCTTATTATCCAATCTCGTGACTTGATCTGTTGTAATATAGATTCAAGAAGTTCCTGTATGCTCGTTAAATATTCAATTTTAAGTTTGGCTTTAATTAAATCAGCATCACCATTTAGAAATTCATCCATTTCATTTCTTAATGGTTTTATACCTTGCCATTGTTCCCAACCAGCAAGTTCTAATTCACCCTTACTCATTTCACCACGATAATATCTAAATTTTTTTACACGCATACTATTATATTCAGATTGTGCTGATGTAATACGATGTTTATATGAAATGAGTAAGTTTAAATATTTTGAATGTAAGACTGGTGTACGAACAGATTCTCGATCTAAATGATTATCGTCTATAATACAGTCTTGTTTCCATTGTTCTTGTATTTCTTCAAGTGTCATAATTCATATTATACTATAAAAAAGCTTGTAAGTAAAGGGTTTTAAGCTTTATTTGAAGTATTTTTTTCGTCAAATCCTTGATACATTATGCAAGATTCACCTGATGGAACAGTGATTGTTTCTATAATTGCTTTTGGTGATTTTGCATTCTTATAGTGTGCTATAATAAAGACTGGATTTCCATTGCTTTCGGCACCAGTTCTTCCAGTGTATGTTTTTGACATAATCCAACCCTTAGATTCTAAAAAAGCATGAAGTGTTGTTGAGTCATTACAAATTACTGGTATTTCTTCAATCCAAGATGAATCTGGATACTTATCACTTTGTGGCAATCCTTGTGCAAAGCTTCGCCCTGCTCCAATAGTAAGCAAAAATGATAAAAATAATATGAATATATTTTTTTGCATTTAACAGTCTCTTTCTAATTTATTTTAGTAGACTGTCGAAGAAGAAGGACTCTGTATTGTAAAATAACTATATCTTAGAGTCACAGTATTTGTAATGTAAGTCACATCGGTACTTTTAGAGTCGAATATCATCGACGACAACCCTGTTGGAAACATATCTCTAAACGTAATTATTTTACTAATTGCGTTATTATTATTTAGTATTAAAAGTGTACCATCTGAAAAATTTTTTGCTAATTCTTTTAAATTTGCTTTATAAGCTTCAGTATCAGTGGTTGGAAAATTTAAATATTGTTCATAATTTCTTGGTTTGCCAAGGGCAACCATCCAACGATAAAGTGCAAGATAATTTTCCATATCTTCATCTACGATAAATTCTAAATTACAAACACCATAAGTAATTTTTTCTCCTGGAATGTAAGCATCTGAAAGTGGTGTTCCTTGAGCAATCTCACCTAATGTAAGATCAGGTATATTAATCGACTGAACGAAATAATTTACATTTGGAATACGTGCAAATGAAAAAGAAAATCCGTTAGGATTAAGTGGATTAATATTAGATGGTTTATTTGAAGTTTTAAGAGTCATATTATAATTATTTAGTATAAATGAAAAAGGGGGAAGACTTTTACATCTCCCCCCTTTAAAATTATATAATCAACCTTACAAATTACATTAAATTTGTAATTGCAACTTTTCTGTAGTAGTAGTTAGAAGCTGCTTGTAAGTTCGTGTTATTACCATCAAGTTGTACAAATGGGTTTGACACCATTCCGTATCTTGTTTTGAACGCGATCTTAGGTTGGAATGTAGAAGGATCTACTGCACGTACTAATTGTAATGGTACGTATGGGCAATAGAATATTCCAGCATCAAATGCTGAACTACCTTTATATCCTACTAATAACAGCTGAGTTGAAGCTGAGTTAGCAGAATATGGATCTACAAACACTTTGTAGCGACCATTAAGGACACCAGCAAAAGTTGTAGAAGCTTCGTCTACATTTAGATTAGTTGAAAGAGCTGGAGCATAGTCCAAAGCACCTGACATTGCTAACGCACTCGCTACATCAGAAGAAGCAATAATGAAATTACCTTTTCCTCTACGAGTTTGTTGAGCGATCGCATTTGCTTCTCTCTCTACTTGGAATAATAACCCTTTGAACTTCTCAACTGACCATCTTCCATTTGAATCTACATCAAGATCAAAAGTACCAGCTGCTGCTGTACCTACTTGTGCTCCTGTTTTAGCTACTCCATAAATTGTACGAATAACTTCTCTATTGATTTCCGCTAGGATTTCAGTAGATAGGATATTTGACAATTCACTTTCAGCATCTAAACCATGAACTGATTTTAGATCTTGTGCTAATTCAACTGTGTACTCAGCTTTTAAAGCACGAGTTTTCGCAGTCACTGAAGTTTTCTCGATTGAAAACGCCATTTGATTGAACGTTCCTGAATCGCCTAATCCTTCAGCATCAGTTGTTGATAATCCAGAACCAGTTGTATAAGCACCACTTACTGGATTTGAACCAGCATGTGTACCTGTACCACCGAAGTCTGAATCAGCTTCGTTAAATAAAGCTTCTGTTCCATTCTGTGCTGTATATCTGCTTTTCATAGCGAATATTAAGCCAGTTGGTTGTGTCATCGGCTGTACTCCGCAAACGTCATAAGCGATCATTTGTGGAATTGCACGACGTACTAATGAGATCAATACTGGATCAAATTTAGCTACTCCTGAAGTATCTGGTAAAGCACCAGCTGCATTCGCGTGAGTTGCTTCAAAAAGTGCTTGCTTTTCTTCATTAATAGAACGTTCTTGGTTCTCTAATAGAACAGCTGTCACTTCTTTTCGGTAAGCATCTTTAATAGGTGCTACACCTGCGTGATCTAATACTGGAGCCCATTTTTTTAAAAGATCTTTACGATCTGCCATGTTATTCTCCCTTATTATTGTTAATTAAATTTGTTTCTTTGAGCGATTTAATAGGTCTGCATATGCAGCTATTTTTACGTCAGTTATTTTAACTGACTCGTTAATAACGATTGGCTCATCAGTCACTATTGTATCTACTATTGTTTTAGTAGAATTTTGAGTCGCAGACACTGCTGAGAAATAATTATCTCTTATTGTCTGTACTTTTCTCTCAAAAGACGCATCATCTTCAAACGTTAGCTCTTCAGCTAATGATTTAAGTTTTTCTGCATCTGTTGACACTAGATCTTTTGAAGCTGCTGTTATGATTTCATTTTTTCGTAAATCACTAAATGCTTTTGAAATTTTAGCATTTTCAGCTGTTGCTTCATCAAGTTTTTTCTTGGTAGTATTAAGTTGATCTTGAAGATCAGAAAGTACATCAAATCTTTCATTTGGTACTTCAATGTAATGGTCTTCGAATAAATTTCTTAAACCACTTACAAAGTCTTCAAGTATTTCAGTCTTAATACCTGATTCAAGAGCGATTTCATTTTGTAAGACCCACTGCTCAACTACATAGCTGAGATATCCATCAACTTTTTCAATCAGGCTCTCTTTGATAACTGCCATGTTTTTAACATTTTCAGTTCTCAATTCATTTGAAACACGAGTAATTTCATCTTTTACTCTATTAATTACTACGTTTTCGAATATTACTTTTGCTTTTGCTTTAAACTCTTCAGAAAGTGTTTCACCTTTTAATAATGCATCAACATCAGCAGATACATCTACTTTAATTGATTCATTAGTTTTTTCGTTCATTTTCACTTCATCTGGTTTTTTAGCATTTTTTTCTTTAATTTTTTCTTCATCATCTTCAGATTCAGACTCAGATTTCATTTCTTTTTCTTCTTCATCATCATCTTCTTCTTCAGACTCATCATCTTCAGATTCGTCTTCTTTTTCGTCTTCAGACTCAGATACTGCTTTTACTTCAGCTTTTTCTTTTTCAGCTTTAGCTTTTTCTTCAGCTTCTCTTTTAGCTTTTTCTTCTTCAGTTTCTTCTTTAACAGCATCTTTCTTTTCTTCTTTATCCTTAATTGCTTTTTGCAATTCTGGTGGTAAAGTTTTTTGTTTATCTGTTAATTCTTGTTCTTTAACTGCGTCAGCTTTTTCTTTTTCAGCTTTAGCTTTTGCTTCGTCTTCAGCTTTTTTCTTTTCGTCGTCAGTCATTTCTGTTTCTTTTACGATTTCTTTTTCTTTAGCTTTTTCATCTTCTTTTTTCTTATCATCTGTGTTAGGAGCCACTTCTGATTCAGATTTAGTAGATGCTTTTTCTGCTTCTGCTTTTGCCTTTTCTTCTTCTTCTCTTTTTTTCTTTTCTTCTTCAGTTTCTTCAGTTTTTAATGCTTGACCTGTGAATGGACTGATTTCTTCTTTCTTAAGAATACCTTTAGCAATTTCGTGTGCTTTTTTAATTGTTTCTTTTTCAAGAGGTGGTTCATCACCTGTAATTTCTTTTGCTTTTGCCATACCAATAGCATAAGCACTACCCTCTTTATCTTGTTCAGATAAAAGAGTTTTAGCTTTCTTCGCTTCAGCTAACAGCTTTGCGATTGTTTCTTCGATTTTCATTTATATTCTCCTAATTTAAATATATAAAGAATGGATTTCCATTCATATTTAGTTATTTTATTTTGTCAAGGAACTTAGCAAATTGTATTGCTTGAGCTTCAGCAAGTGCTATTCTGTTTGTACTTGCTATCTCTTTTCTTACTTGCTCTATATCCTTTTCAACAAATTTACCATCAACGAATACCCATTCTTTTCCTTCCATAACACCACGCACAAATGCGTCTGGTGCTGATGGATCAGCAACTATATCACCAGCAGTAGCCAGCATAAAGTCATCTTGTACTAATTGAGTTCCGTCATTTTTTGCTCTTAACGATCCCATCCCTCTAGATGAAACACCTAAATTAGCACCCTCGTCAATTAAACTTTTAACGATTTTACCATAAGGTGTGTCCATTATTTTTGCTTTTCCGACATAATTATTGCCATCAAGCTTCAATTCTTTTATCATGTGCGACACTCTATCTAAATTAATAGTAGGAGAATCAGGATGACCTAATTCACCATACGCACGATTCTTTTCAATATTTTCTTTTGTATATCTTTCAACTTCTTTTTTCATTACATCCATTGGATATATTCTACCATTACGATTTTTAATTTCACCTTGTAAAAATACTCCTTCAATAAAATAGGTTTTTGATGTTTCTCCTTTTGGAGTTTCAACTAAATATTTTACTGATTCTGTAAATTCTCTTATAAGTTTCATTTAATTAACTACCTCTAGCGTTCGGATCATCATAAGAACCGAATGTCGATAATTCTATCTTAGTTTCAAATCCTGAATTCTTACGTAATGTTAAATACACATAAGATTCTTCTGACATACTGCAAACGATATCATGTGTATTATTAATTCCATCAACCCAGCCATCAAAGAAAAATTGATCTGGTTGGTCACAAGGAGCAGCAAATATGCCTACATTGTCTCTTGTTAGACGAAATGAAGATCCATTAACACCAGTAAAAGTTATTGCTACAATATTAATTTTTACTGTGCCTTCAATAACTTCTGTACTTAGCAAAGCATCGACATCTAAATCAAAAGTGGCTGTTTGATTCGTACCACCAGTATTTGCAAATTTCACTACAACTTCATTTTTTGATTTTTTCAATATAGTCTTTGTGACTGCCATTTGATTAAACTCCTAATTAGTTTTTATCGTTGCTTGTTATTTTATCTTTAAATATCGTATTAGCAACTTCTTGCTTTAAACTATCTAATCTTGCTGATACTTTTTCAGCCATTACTGTTGAAAACGATGCATTAATTGCATCAGCATTTCCTATTTCAATATTATCAATTAAGTCTTTAATTTTGTTTTTCATATCCATAAATTATTCCTTTTTAGTTTCATTAGCAAAAGGTTCTTCAAGATCAATTTCATCTTGTTTTGTATCTATTGCTTCATCGTCAGTTTCAGCAGTTTGAGCTACTTTTAAATCTTGTAATTTACCTTGCTCGCTTGCTATTTCTTTATCATTTTTCGCAATATCATCTTCTGTTTGTCTCAGAATATTTTTGCGCACCCAATTGATACTATAATATTTTCCAATATATTGTTCAATAGAATTTAACATATTAATTCTTTGAGCTAATATTTCATTTTCTTTTAATTCAGTAAAGAAATTATCTCTTAAAAAATCAAAACGAATATCTTGACTAAATTGTTCCCACTCTTGATCTTTTATAATTCCTTTTAAAATCAATTGCACTCTTAAAATACTGTAAAAAATAGTGCTAAATTTACGTCTTAATCTATCAATAAATTTTTGGAAGTTTAATTCATCACGACTTATTTCGCTTGCTCTTCCTAAATTAAACCCTGTTTCACTTAACAATCTTGTAACAGGAACATTTAAAGATTGATATAATTTCTTTTGAAAATATTGTACATCAGCTATTTCGCCTAAATTTTGTCCACCTTGGAGTGTAGTAATTTCAGTTCCTCTACCACCCTCTCTTCTTGGCATCCAAAAGTCTTCAAGCATTGACATGTGTTTACGATCATCTCGTACTTCACCTGTTGATGCATCATATACAACTTTATTTCTAAACTTATTCATGATGTCGTTTACATACTGTTCTGCTTTTAACTTAGGCAGATTACCAACATCAATATAAAATATTCTTCGTTCAGGTGCTCTTGATAAACGATAGATTACTATACTATCTTCTACCATTTTTAACTGGTTCACTGGTTTTATCGCTTTATGTAAATGCGATAATATCATACCAGAATTTAAATCAGTTAATCCTGATGGAGCGAATACAACTGAATCTAAAGATAGTTTAATACCTGTTGCTAGACTATCAGTGATTCCTTTGTCATTGTAAATGTAGTATTCTTCTATATCTTTTACTACGTCAACACCCTTATCATTTTTTTCTTTTTTATAATTTTTAATCTTACGTATTTTACGTGGATCTATAAATCTTAATTCATTAATTCCGTTTTTAGTATTTTTAGGATCTATAACTATATGATAGTATAGTCTTCCATCAACATACCATGTACGAAATATATCGTGACCACGTATATCAAACTCTAATAATTTATAAACTTCTTCGAACTCTTTTCTTATAGCTTCTTTAATTTTATCTGATGCTTTTAAATCATCCAAAACTACGTCAACTGAAAGACGTTGATTATCTAATACAATTGATTCATTTACAATATCTTCAATTGCATTATCAGCATCTGGGTAATAAGAAACTTCACGATATCTTTTTATTAAATCGTTTTCGCCCTTAATACTCGCATCTAAATCAAGTGTTAATCCATAATAAGCCGATGCGTCTGCTACCAACGTCGAACCATCTAAATTAGATGGTGTGACTACCGAACTAATTTCTTTCTTCGGTGTTTTTCTTTTAATCTCAAAGCCAAATAATTCTGCCATAATCTATTTCCGAGTCCCTTGTCGAAACTCTGTTATATTATATTTTAATTGGGAATGAACCAACTGGTGTATCAATTGAAATATTCACTCCTACACCATCACGTGAAGCTGTATCACTATCAAAGTAGTTGTATTGAAATTCAACATCAAACGTTTCAACTGCATTTGCTGTATCATAGTCTAATTGAACTACACCAATAGAAATTGGGTAAGCATCAACAAAACGATATGATTTAATAATTGCACCTGAACGATCTAATTGTCTTACTACTAAATCCGTTTGATAATCTCTTGGATTTACACGACCATTAGTTGTTTGATAGTTTTGAATACCATTTGACCAACGTTCCATCGCATTTCTTATATTGAAGTTTGTATCATTATAAATTGTGACAGTCCATGGAGCAAATGTTCTTTCTCCTGCAAAATTAACAGCACGACCACGATATTGAACTGGAATGTTCTCTATTGTGCTTGCTGGTAATTGTGCTGCTTTACATAAAAATTGAGCTTGCGCACTTGCCAAAATCCCTGCAACAACGTAGCTAGGGAAAATTAACTCAACACGAAACTGATTGGGACGTGCCCCACCACCAGTCATTTGTGCTTTAAAATCTGCTATATCAGCCATTTAAGTTTCTCCTTTAATTATTAGCCACCGATTTCACTAAAATTAACACTTGATCTTGCTGCTACAAATGTTAGATTAATGAAGTTGATTGAGCGATTAGGTTTAATGAAAATGCTTGCTACAAATTCATTTTTGTCGATTACTTCTGCTGTATTATTAGTTTCATCACACACAACTCTAAAATCAGTAATACCACGACGACCTTGTACGTCTCTTAAGAATGGTTCTATTTGATTTTTAAATTGAGCACGAGTGAAAGCATCATTGAACTCAAACAATTGTGCTTTTGCAGCAATTGAAATCGCTTTTTCTAATACAATGAATAATCTTCGTACGTTAATTCTATCGAAAGCACTTGGTGCTGACAATAAAGTTTTGTCTCCAAATAATTGTGTTCCTTCTCCTGGAAACGTCACAACTGGATTTACACCTTTTTGATAAAGTGAATCTCTTTGTGTTCTATTTGGATTAAATGCTAGTTTAACAACATTTTTAATTTGACCACGATTTGCACCAGCTGGTGAATACCATGGATCTTGAGCATAATCTGTTCTTGCGGCAAGACCTGCTACATCACCATTTAATGGGACATAACGATACTTGTCATTATAACGATCATACTGAAACTTATAACCAGAATCTAATATAGCATAAGAAGAACTTGGAAGTGCTGTTCTATATGTTATAATATCTGCTACTGGAGTCGCTGAAGAATCAGAAATATAAGAACCACCTGCTGCTTCTGGAGAGATAAAAGCTACTGAATCTTTTCTTACTTCTACAACGTTATTAATTACATAAGTTGCTGTTGCTGCTGTCGCTTTTCCTAAAAGGACTAACGATATGTCAAGCTGATCGTTTGCAAACAATGCATAACCTGTTTGAATGTTTCCTGCAGTTATACCTGCATAGTCATCAACACCACCAGTTAAAGAGGCATTTACTGCTGCGTTGATATCTTTGTAAGGTTGTGCTGCTGGAGCAGTACCCCAAGCAACTGCGTTAGCATTCGCTACGTTATTTACTTCTGCTGCTTGAGTAGGATGATCCATCCACCAAATGTATTTTGAATTTGAATTAATTACATCTCTGTAATAATTATTCGAACCATCTGATTTTTTAGCACCTACTGCTTTTGATACATATTCAAATTTTTCTAAAATTGTACCAGCTGTGCCAGTAAATAACCCATCTTCATCGATTACGATAATGTGTAATTCGTCATTTGATACGTTATTTGATGTTGCCCAAGCTGATGTGTCTGGTGATCTATCAAAACTAGTTTCATAAGTCCAACCTGTGAAAGTCGACTTATCTGCCATTGATACTTTTAATGAATTGCCCAATGAACCAGCCCATTTAGCTGCAAATTCACCAACAGTTCCTTGACCACCTGCATATGATGATAAGTATTGTTCTGCGTTTTTAATTTTAACTGCGGTACCAGAAACTACTGCATTTTTATCTACACTGCCACTTCCTCTTACTACGAATAAATTATTCGAGTATGATAAAAAGTTAGCTGCAGTAAAGAATGATTCAAAATTTGAATCATCTGGTTTACCGAATCTCTCTACTAATTCGTTTTCGGATGTAATTTGCACTGGATCTTCGATTGGTCCCCATGCGAATTTACCTACAAATGCACCTGCACTTGTGGCAACATTAGGAACTATGCTTGTGAAGTCCTTTTCTGTGACAATTACTCCTGGACTTAATTGGAATGCCATTTTGCTCTCTCCTCTTTAATTATTGACACGTTTCTTGACAAACGTGCTATTTCTCTTACCTATTTAGTTTTTTCAAAAATTCGAAGGGTTTTCTCGATCATTTCCATCATTTAAGAAGCCAAATGGAGTCAACTCTTCTTCAATCTCTTGTATTTGTTTTTTATATAACTCTTTTCTTATGTTTACATCAGTGATTTCTCTAAAATATACGTCACCAGTAAGCCAAGCAAAGAGTACACACGTCATCACTAAATCATCAGTATAGCCATCGTCAGCTGAAAAATAACCATTTTTGCTGATAAATGTAGTTAATTCGCTAATAATAGTTGAATCAAATATTAATAAACTATTATTCTCAATTAAATTCTTTAATATGCTACAACCTTTTCTTTTTACAGCTACATCAGTTGTAACACCTAGTGCACTTGATTTATCACCAAATCCACCAGTAATTCTTTGTCCTTCATTCTTATGTCTTGCAACAAAGATAATGTTCTCATATTCTAATTCACTATGTAATATATAGGGAACTGTTTCACCACTATTAATTTCAATCAACACAAAAGCTTTATTATAATCTCTTCCAACTTTATCTATAATACTTGGAATGAGTAATATGCTAATTGTATTAGAACGATATTTACCTACAACTTTATAAGGCATTTCTGTTATATCAAAAATGCTAAATGCTGTATAATCTCTTCCTGTTCCTTTACTCAAATCAACTACAATTACATACTTATGATTTGGTTCAGGCTTTTCTAATATATCTAAACCATCTTTAGAATATATAAATGGTTTAGGAGATAAATTTCTTAAAGTTTCACCATTAATAAGTGTAAGTGAACTTCCTAAAAATTCACAAAGTATTTCTTGATTAAATTTTATATCACCAAGTAATTTTCTTTGTGCTTCAGCCCAAGCTTTATCACGTCCTGGAATTTTATCGTAAGGAATAAAAAGATTTTTAAATCCATTTTTATTATTTACAGCATCATTCCAAAATTTCCAAAAGTGATTATATCCTAATGGAGTAGAACTTAATAATATTTTTGTAGTTTCTCCTGCCATAATAGTAGGATAAACTGAAGTAAAAAATTCTTCTGCGATTTGATTTGGTATAATTGCAGCTTCATCAATATATAACCAATTAACTGACTTACCACGTATCGCACTTGGCGTTGTAGCAGAAGTAAATACTTTGCTACCATTTTCTAATTCTATATCTCCTTTATTCCAAGTCACAACACCTTGTTGCAACCATAAAGGTAAATTTTCATACATTAATTGATAACGATCTAAAACTTCTCTTGCGGTACTTCCTTTATTTGCTAATATACCAACAGTGACGTTATCATTAAACAATGTATAATGAACAATACATGCAGCAGAAGTAATAGTTTTTCCTTGCTGTCTTCCTTCCATTAAAATCACTTTACGATTATTCATGATTGTTCTTACTTTTTCTTTTTGACAATCATATAAAGCGAAAGGAATTAATCCTAAATCTAATGAAACTATTTTACAATAATTTTCTATAAAGTAAATTGGGTCTTCTTTACATTTAAGAAATTCTTGTACTTCTTGTTTTGTAAATTTTACTTTTACGCCAACAGCTTTAAGTGCTGTGTTTGCATTATAAAAATTTGTAGGCATAAGCCCTAACCACCCCTTATTATATAACTACTATATTTCCTAACATATTCGCAGGTTCAGCTTGACTGCGATATTTAAATGTGTTTCCTGTAGCAGCAGACATCGGTATTGTAAATGTAATCGTTTGATTTTGGTCTGCTATATTTGGAGAAGCACCTTGTGATGAAATATAATCGTTTGCTGGAGCAACGTTAGAAGAATCAAGTATTTCTAAAATTTGTCCTGAACGTGTATTTGTAAATCTTATAGTTTCACCTCTTTGCGCAATAATGTCTGGGTCATTTGATCCAGCTACAGGCAATCCTGGACCAGTCACTAGATAATTACTAGTTGTAGCACCACCAAAAGAATATGTTCTATTTGTAATAATTGCACCAGTTGCTCCATTCACTGAAGAAATTGCAGCATCTAAAGTAATAGCTGAAGCAGTTGGATTTGATATTGACATACCAGTACCAGCAATAATCGCAATATCAGATAATGAAGCATTTGATCCTGTTAAACGAATTGTTCTTTGACCTGCTTGAATAGCTTCAGCACTTAAAGAAAAAGTGACAGGAGCTGGATTATTATTTGTAACAGTTATTGTACTTGCATCAGTACGAGTGATTGTAAGTCCAGCATTTGCTGATAAAATTGATACATCATCAGTTGTTGCATCTGATCCTGTTAATCTTACTTTTGCACCACTTGCTACTGTTTCAGCACTAATGGCATAAGTAGTATTTGTGTCTATATCTGTGTTTGGTACGAAATTAGTTCCATCAAATTTAAGTGTTGCGCCATTTGAAATAGCTGTTGATGGTATTGCAACACGCACAGTGCTTCCACCTAATGCGTTATATAATTCGTCAAAGTTAGAATTAATTTTTACACCACCATCACGTAAAGTATTACCTGTTCCGTCATTTGGTGTTAAACCAACTCCAATTATCTGTTTTGCCATATTTGTTTCCTATTATGTTATATCGTATTCGGAAGTTTTAAATATATCTTCCCATGTTTCACTCGTAATTCCACCTGTATTTAGGTTAGCTATTATCGTGTTTTGTCTATCTGGATTGCCAATATCAACAATCGTTTTAGATATAATTTTACCATCTGGGTTTGCATATCCAAAAAGATTAAGTTTTAATTGAAAACCTAATGTCCATGTCACAAACCTACGTGTCTCAAAAGTACCATCATATTCATCTACAAATGTAACACTATTTAAAATAATAGGAACATCAGTGACAATATCAAGAGGTGTTTTCATCGATTGAATACTCATCGTGAATTCTGGTGTAAAATAAGGTAGAATTTGTTCTACTATTTGTAAACCATCCTCTGTATTTTTAGATATACAATATAAATTTATATCTAAATTATATGGTACAGGAGCGAATACTCTATTTGCTGTATTTACTCCAGCTCCAAGTGTTTTATTCTTATCAATAGATGCCATACGTGAAACTTTTCTTGTCGCATCTAAATTCAACCCAGTCATTTCAAAAGAAAGACGAGGTAAAGTAGTCATCACTTGATTAGAAAGAGTAGGATCTTGTTCTATACGTTGTATCCATTTTTCTTTCGGAGCATAAGCAATTGGAATTAATAACGTTTGTTCTACTGTTCCGTTTGCTTTTTTTCTTTCAATTTTAAGATCTGAAAATATTTTTGCAAATCCTATAATACAATTTCGTATTGTTTCGTGATAATATGGTGGTTTATTTAACATGATTAAAATTCTCCAAATGGATTATTTTCAGACCATGCCACTTTATTATTATTCACATCTCTTTCAACTTTAACTGAGACGTTATCACCAAAGCCACCTTGTTTATCAATATTCATATTTAAAGTACAAGTAGCAACAGCTTGAATTCCTCCAGCTGGTGGTGCACTTATTGAAATTGTAGGTACACTCTTAAAACCATTTCCAACGTTTGTAATCGTAGCACTATTTATTTTACCATTTAATATAGTACAAGTAGCTGTAGCATTTGTAAGTGGATTTCCACCATTAAATGTTATTGTTGGTGCCACCAAATAACCTGCACCAAGATTCGTAAACGTAATAGAATTTACATACATTACTTCATTACGTGTAGGATCAGTATTGAATGTTTTTAATGGTTCAAATACATCAATTTCAGGTACACCTGTATCAATTTTTTCAGAAGAATATTGAAATAATTCAACTTGTAATTTATAAGTATAAAGTTTTCCTAATTGATAAAAAGGATCTTTATCTTTTACAAATCTTATTTCAAATAAACTTTTAGTTAAAGGGAAATAAATTAAATCTCCTTCAACTGGACGATTTGTTAAAATCGTATTACCATATTGACCAACTAATTGATTCCATCTTCTTCTTGCTACAACTAATGTAGCTGATGATTCAATCATTAAACCAAATTTGCTTACAAAAGAACCTGCTCCATCATAATCTTTTACATTTTCAAAATACATTTCAACTGGGTAAGCATGATTAAATGTACTTAATGTATCTTCACCAAGAATTTGATCTTTATTTACATATTTTCTTGGTATATAATATACAGTTTGAGCATAAATTCCTAAAGATTCTATAATTAAATCTTCTATTAGGTTTTGCTCATTAGCAGTTCCTTGTGTAAAATAAACATTTCTAGACATATGTTTATCCTACTGAAAATTCTAATGGTGCGTTCTTTCCAACTAATGTGTCTTCTAATTCTTTAATTTCTTCTTTTGCTTCAGCATATAGTTTATCACCATCAAGTGTCACACCTCCAGGAAGTTCTAATCCTGAAAATTTTTTTAAATTAGTTCCCCACTGTGCTTTAAAAAGAGCAGTGGTATAAGATTTCAACCATGGCTCATTATACATTTTAGTAAATGAAGCAGGATCTATTGCTTTATATCCATCATATATAATATAATCGCCAGCTTTTACAGCAGTTCCCCATTTAATATCTATATTTAATCTGTTTGTTAAACGATTAAAACGAAATAAAGGTTGACCATTTAATATTGTATCAAGTAATTGTAAATGATTCATTACTGTTGTAAAATAAACAATCGAAGTAGATGTTAAATCATACAAATCATTTAATCTTAATTGATATTGTAAATCAAATATATTTTTACTAGTTGATGACCCTGCATATATAGGGAACACCTTACTCACACCATAAACTATATCAGCAACAGGAATGTACTTATTGCTAATATCTTGATTTGTAATTAGATGTGAAACATAAGTACGTTCAGAACCATCCCAATGATTAATATTGAAATATTCTATTGCTTCATCTAGACGATCTTCTAATTGACCATCATCAACGTTAATTTCTACAACTGGTGCACCTAATTTTCTAAGTGCGTAATCTTTAAGTCCTTCTCTTGTAGAGACAGGCATAATTAACCTCCAAGGGCAATTGCAAATGCTGCAGCAGTGCCACTAGTTGCGGCAATCCCATTTGCCGCAGTTGCGACAGACACATTACTTCCTGCAGGATATCCTCCTCCTGAGTTTGTGTTGAATTGTAAATAACCATCTGCATGCATCATTATTTTCGTAGTTCCCATAATAATTGAATTCCCAGATAAATATAAATCTCTAAACTTAGCACCTGTTGCTCCTAAGTCCATTGTGCTATCAGCTGATGGTATAACTGAATTTCCTACAACAATTGTTCCAGTTCCTTTTGGTGTAATACTAATTCCAATATTTGTATCAGTACCTGTAGCAGAAATAGTAGGACGATTTGTTGTTGCAGCATTTGCAAGTGTTAATTGATTTACTGCTGAAGCTGTTGCTGTTAATGCTAATAAACTATTTCCATTTGTATCTAAAATATTAGTCCCAATTCTAGGAGATGTTAATGTTTTATTTGTTAATGTATCTGTAGTTGCTCTTCCAACTAATGTATCAGTAGAAGTTGGTAATGTTAAAGTTCCTGTGTTAGAAATGCTTGAAATAACAGGTGATGTTAATGTTTTATTCGTTAATGTTTCAGAACCATCTAAAGTTGCAAGAGTTCCAGTTGTTGGTAAAGTTATTGATGTGTTTGCAGTAGTTGTTAAACTAAGAGTATGTGCACCACTATGTGTGAAATTGCCACCAAGTGTAAGTGTTTTACCAGAGTTATTTACTCCAGTTCCACCATATTGACCAGCGATTACTGAACCTTGCCATGTTCCACTTGAAATTGTTCCTAATGTTGTAATTGTGTTTTGACCAGCATATGTTGAAGCAA